ACTATTACAATGGCAATCATTGATAGCGTAGAAGACACTCCCTGGCCTACAGCCCCCAGTTTCCTAGCATAATGGACCTACTAGCCATATTAGCGGAACTCGGAACTACTGTAACCGCAGGGCTAGTTATGGGATACTTTATATTTCTCGTTATTAAGCAACTACTGGAGGGAGTAGTAGAAAAGATTAAAACACTTACTATATTTTGTAAAGGTCTAGAAAGTCGCGCACGAACTATGAGCAATGAGATGATAAAGATAGATCTTTTAGTTTCAGCAGCACTTGAGCTTCGCCCCGATATAGAAAGAGTAGCACGCGCAGAAAATTTTATTGAAGATGGAAAAATTGACGTCAGGAGAGACTAATGGATATAGTAGCCCTAATAGACTCTTATGGGTTCCCTGCAGTAGCTTGTGGAGGACTTGGATACTTTATATATTTCATATGGAAGTATATAGGAGAACATATTGAGCCAGAACTAGAAACAATGCACTTTGCCCTAATTAAAGTAATAGATCAAGTAAGAATGCTAGATCAAGACTTAATTAGATTACAACAGAAAGTAAACGTGGTTTTAGAGTACCGCAGGATATCGAGAGAGAAAAATGAGAAAGATACTACTCCTTAGTTTATTACTAGCCCTGCCTACGTTTGCAGACGAGCTAGCACATGTATTTAAGTCCCCTTCGTTTAGTGGGATTAATGTCTCGTCTCATTACTTAACAATTGAAAATCAGGAACGTACGCGTAGAGAGGCAATTAAAGACGATATAGAGTCAGCCCTACTAGCAGCCGAGCGAGATGCTGAAAATACAACAATGGCAAAGTTTATTCGTAACTTAGAAAGCCGCATCTACGCACAGCTCTCAAAGCAGCTTGTAGAGAGCCTTTTTCGAACTTGTGAAGAGGGAGACCTAACTTGTACCACAGATACTTATGGTAGTTTTATGCTCGAAGGCAATTTAGTAACATATGAGCAAACTGCTTGCGATTCATCACAATGGGCATGCACCCAAGGAGAGGACGTTATTGTTATGACTATCGTAGATGCAGACGGTAGTGAGACAGTTATCGTTATCCCGATAGGAGCAGGATCTGGTGCGCCTTAGTATAATCTTAGCCCTACTTTTATCCGGCTGTGCACATTATCCCTCTATGACGGATTCTTGCGAGGCAGCAGTTATGAAAGTACTAGGAGAGTGCATAGAAGAACCAGTCGTTGAAAGACTACCCACATATCAGAAATTATTTGACTTACCACCTCCAGATAAACAGCCTATTGTAGCTGTTTACAAATTTGATGATCTAACAGGTCAGCGCAAACAGAAAGGTAATGCAGCTATGTTTTCTACTGCTGTATCACAGGGTTCTGCAACTATGTTAATAGATGCTCTCCGGTCGGCAGGTAATGGTTCGTGGTTCCGTGTAGTAGAAAGAATTGGAATAGATAACTTGACTCGTGAGCGACAAATTGTTCGGTCTACACGAGAACAGTATAAAGACAAGAAAGGCCTTACACCCATGCTGTTCGCTGGGATGATCTTGGAGGGAGGTGTCATTGGATTTGACACTAATATAGAGACAGGAGGTCAAGGAGCAAGAACTTTAGGTATAGGTTTCTCTCAGCAATATCGAAGAGATGTCGTGACTGTTCACTTACGTGCTGTTAGCACTTTAACTGGTGAAATCTTACTTAATGTACAAGCGTCAAAAACAATACTCTCGGTAGCAAAGGGATACGATGTTTTTAAGTTCATTGATATGGATACCCAACTTGTAGAAATTGAGGACGGTATGACAGAGAATGAATCAGTAACAAGATCACTTCGGTCTTGTATTGAAGCAGCAGTACTAGAAATAATATACCAAGGGCATGATCTAAGCTATTGGGTAATTAAGGATGGCCACCGTCACCCCCATCAAATACATGGGAATAACATTAGTCATCAAGCAGAGGTAAATGGAGAAGAAAATGAAGACAGCAATTAAGGTTGTTGCCATAGGAGCATTACTACTTCCAGCAACAGGATGGACAGTAGGAGCAACAGATAATGAGATTATGTTAGATCAAGCCGGTGACACACTAACCCTTACTATTGATCAGGTTGGTTATGGTAATAAAATAGGGGGAAGCATAACAAGTGGAACCGTAGCATCCGACTGGATACTAACAGGTAGTAGCGTGACAATGGATATTGATATGTTGGGTAATTTGAACCAAATCTTTGGTCCAACGTTATTTGATTCCACAGACGTAGATCTGAGTATGACAGGTAGTTCAAACATCTGGGACTGGAACGTAGGGGCAGGAGGTAGTGCCGATAGTTCAACAGTAGATGTTGCGATAACTGGCAGCTCTAACACGTTTGATATAGATTGGGGTGCAGCAGCATCTTCCGAGCGACTAAACTGGGACTTAGACTTAACAGGCTCTTCAAATGTATGGGATATTAATATAGATGCAGATGATGTAGTGTGGGACGTTGATGTTATTGGCAGCTCAAACAACTTTGCAACAACACAACTAGATGGAGCTTATAACTCGCTAACTATGGAGTACATTGGCTCAAGCGGTGATATTGATATACTACAAAGCTCGGGAACGTGCGGTGGCAGCATATCCAGCTGTTACGGAGTGATAAATGCAGATTTCGACAGTGAGAACGCGGTTGTTGACATTAAGCAAAAAGATACTACTGACTAGTGTATTCCTTATGTATTCTTCTTCGTTGCAGGCGGAATTCGTAGGGGATATCGGCGGTGTAACTGAACATACCGGTAGTGGGGGAATAAATCGTAATGGCGATCTTATTTCTACCGCTGTAGGTGTGGGAGTTATGCAGATGGATGCAGTATCAACCGTTAATGGAAGAATGCTGCTGACTTTTCTAGATGACTCTGTAGTACGGATGACGGAGCATACAGATATAGTATTAACAACGTATTACTACGATCCTATCGATAAAGCTAAGAGCAAAATGACAATGAGCTTTGTTGCAGGAACTGCAAGGTTTGCAACGGGCAGACTTGGACTAGTACCAAAAGAGAATATAGCTATAGTAACTCCTACTGCAACAATAGGCGTACGAGGAACTGACTTTACCACTACTGTAGATGAGTTAGGTAGAACCCTAGTAATATTACTACCAGAAACAGAATGTACAATTGACGGAGACTGCAGCCCTTCAGGGGAAATTACCGTTACAAATGAAGGAGGGATTGTCGTCCTCAGTGAAGCGTATCAAGCAACTATGGTTTCTAATCTTGGCACTTCGCCTACAGTTCCTACAAGACTAGATAATATTACTTTGAACATGATTGATAATATGTTTATTGTAAGTCCTCCTAAGCAGGTAGAGGAAGCTGTAGAAGAGCAGGCCACACAAAACGATAACCAGAACAGTATACTAGATTTTACAGAATTAGATACTGATTACTTAGCAGATGATTTTTTAGCAGAAGACGACTTAGAGTATAACGAGTTAGACAGGGACTTACTCGATGTGGACTTCTTACAAGATGTTTTAGTAGCAATTGAGGAGATAGACATTTTAAAACGATCTACTTCTTCAGCCCAGGGCAGCACCCTATTTACAGGCACAAAGATCGGTTTTGACAAAACTACACAGTTTAGCAGTATAATTGACAATGGTTCAGGTCAAATATGGTTCTATAGAGATGTTAATGGTGTCATCTCGGCTAGAATCCCCATTACTTCAAACACCACACTGGATACTACAAATGAAGGGAAAAGAAACGTTATTACTGTTGGCGACGGTCAGTCTGTTGTTATCATTATCAACCAAAGCGGAGGATAATATAATTAACTTAGATCAGTCTGGCGATGACCTAACTCTGCATATTGAGCAGGTTGGGCACAACAATCAAATATTACTATACAGCTCTGATTCTAAGATTACTGGAGACGACGTCTCTATACACCTACACCAGTATAATGCTAGTAGCAGTGCGAGTACAAACACTATTAAGCTTTGGCACATATATGGTGATGGTAATGCAATACGTTGGGGGCAAGGTGCAGCATTAAATAACTCAAGTGATACTACTTTTGAGTCAGACGGTGACGATAGTGGTGGGCAGTATGCCATGATAGACATACACGGTAATAGAAATTCTATTGCTGGATATCAGATGAACTCAGGTAGTGGGGCGCACACAGCAGACATATACATCTGGGGTGATGACAACACTGCATGGCTTAGACAAAAGAACAACAGCTCAAAAAACTTAGACTTGCTTATCAAAAATGATGATAATGCAGTATCAGTTCTACAGAAAGACCACGCAGCCCATACTGCAGCGATTACACTTGATGGAACTTACGGCACTAACTTAAATTTAACTCAGCAAACTAATACAGCCCAGAGTTACACACTTATCCAGAACTGTGTAACAGTAGCAGGATGTAACATCTCAGTGATTCAACAATGAAGTATTTTACTAGTATATGGACTTGTATTGTATTAGCACTAGTACTAGTAGGTATCCGGATAGAGGACCCCCTGCTTGTCGAGCAGCTGCGATTAAATTCTTTCGATCAGTACATTCGTTCTATACCAGACTCAGAGGCCCAAGGAGTCACTCTTATAAACATAGGTGAGGAGTCTTTAGCAGAGTTAGGTCAATACCCTTTTCCACGTCAAACCTATGCACAAATTATATCAGATCTGAGAGATGCAAACGCAGGTGTAATTGGATTTACCTTCCTGTTCCCAGAAGAAGACCGTTTCCAAGGCGACGAAGTATTTGCCTCGTGGATCAAAAACAACTGGGTCGTACTAGCACAGGATGCTCGAAGCAATGGTAGGAGCACTACGGCTCCGTTCGTAGGCACAGCTACTAAAGGTTTCGGAGACCCATACGACTTCGCATACAAGTATAAAGGACTTGTTACAAATATATGGAAGCTCGAAAGCCAGGCCGCAGGCGTAGGGCTTGTCAACGGCTCTCAAGAAGTAGATAACATCACACGAAGACTTCCTCTAATTTCTCAAGTCAATAACCAACTGTATCCATCGTTTCCTCTTGAGATATTAAGAGTAAAAGAGATGTCGAAGTCGTATGCAATGCATGTTGAAGAAGACGGCATACGTGATATCTTTATTCCTCCTTACACTCCTATCAAGACAGAGTATAATGGATCTATCTGGTTGAATACTAACTATACTTTCGAAGAACATACCTATGGTGTAGGTAAGTTACCTGATCTCAGAGCCAAGACTGTAATTATAGGCTTGACTGCGTCAGGTCTTTCTAGCCAACTCGCAACCCCACAGGGCCTATTCTACCCACACCAGGTTCAAGCTTCGGCGCTACAGACTCTTTTGGATGGCGTATCAATAACCCGCCCTGTTTGGGCTGACATTGCAGAAATATTTATTATTCTTTTTGGTTCAATTTTGATAATTTTTGCAATTTACAAATTTTCTGCGGTAACTTCGCTTTCAATTATAATTCCAATCATATTAAGTGTGGGTTACACTGCATACTACTTATGGATTGATGCTAAAGTTTTGCTTGATGTAAGTTACCCTCTCCTCACATACGTCTTAATATTTTGTTCGGCATCGTTTAACAACTTTTACATACAATTCAAGCTACGTCAACAAGTGAGGAAACAGTTTGAAACATACTTAGACCCTAGACAAGTGGCCCTACTACAAAAGAACCCTGAGATGTTAAAGCTAGGCGGAGATCGACGAGAGATGTCGTTCCTATTTATGGACATTGTAGGTTTCACCCCCATTTCAGAATTTTACAAGAACAAAGACGATCCAGAAGGACTAGTAGAACTAGTAAACGAGTTTCTTGATGCTATGAGTCAGATCATATTAAGTAACGGTGGAACTATCGACAAATACATGGGTGACTGCATAATGGCATTTTGGAATGCGCCCCTACCTTGTACTAACCATGCCGACATGGCAGTCAAGTCGGCAATAGAAATAGAAGAGAAAACAAATGAACTCAAAGACCTTTACAAGGCTCGGGGCTTACCTGATATTAATGTTGGCACTGGTGTCAATACTGGAGATTGTATTGTTGGTAATATGGGCTCTAAGTCCAGGTTTGATTACTCCGTTATTGGAGATGCTGTCAACCTTGCGGCAAGACTAGAAGCCACTGCTGCACGACACGAGTACTTAGACTACAAAACCATTGTCTCGAGTTATACCGTGGAGCAACTGTCTCCTGAGTACGATGTAACAGAAATAGGCAATATAAAAGTAAAAGGAAAAGAAGAACTGATTAAGATATATTCTCCTAGGTAGGAAAAATATATCTTGACAAAATACCCTCAAATGAGTATAATCTAAACCATGACAAAAGAATTAACTACAATTAGTCCAGAAGGACTCGAAGTTGCGAATAGCTATTTGATGTTTGGCAACATTGCGGGTGTCTGCCAGCATCTTCAGGTTACTGAACCTGAGGTGGTGGAAGTGCTTAATAAGCGAGAAGTTAAGCAGTATATTGACACTATCTACTTAGATATGGGATACCGTAATAAGAATAACATAGGGTCTCTACTAGACGATATGATAGCCTCTAAGTTAGAAGAAGCACGCGAGTCTGGTGTATACTCTAGTAAGGATCTAGCAGACCTATTACAGATGGCACATAAAATGCGCATTGACGAGATTAAAGCACAGACCGATCTTGAGAAGGCACAGGGTGGAAGCATAAAGAACCAAACGAATGTACAGATTAATGAAGCTGTTCCATTCGGTCAGGGAAACTATGGTAAGCTAATGGAAAAATTACTCAATGGCAACGAATCCTAATGATGTAAACTGGACGGTAAATACAACCGAAAGGTTTCTAGAGACCACTCGACAAGTTGATAAACTTGAAATGGAGCACCGAATGCATGAAGTTCAGTGCGAAGAGCGATGGAAGACTACTTTTCAAAGACTTGAGGGCATAGACGGACGCCTCAAAGGAATGGACCAAAGAATGTTAACCTTAGGTGGAACTATTATATTGTTCTTAGCAGGCTTAGTAGTTACACTAACTACTATGGGAGTATAGTTATGGCAGTAAAGAAAAAGAAAAAAGACTCAAGATTAAAAAGAGCAGGTGTATCAAAGTACAACAAAGCTAAGCGCACTCCAGGACACAAAAGTAAATCTCATATCGTAGTAGCAAAAGTAGGCTCTAAGATAAAGACAATTCGTTTCGGACAGCAGGGAGCTAAAACAGCCGGTAAGCCTAAAGCTGGAGAGTCTGCTGCAATGAAAGCAAAGCGTAAAAGCTTCAAAGCTCGACACGGCAAGAATATAGCTAAAGGCAAAATGTCTGCAGCATATTGGGCGGATAAAGTAAAATGGTAGAAAAAGAATTTCATCCAGCAGATACAAACGGTGACGGAGTAGTTAGTGGGCCCGAAGAAGATATGTATATTGAGGCAAAACGTAAAGAGCTAGAAGACGCAGACTTAATGCGAGATGCTCAACGTAACATGGCTTGGTTTGCACTCGGTGGAATGCTACTATATCCCTTTGCAGTAGTACTTGCAGAGTTTGCAGGATTAAGTGAAGCAGCTAAAACTCTTGGGTCTATGGCACCTACGTACTTCGTATCTGTAGCTGCAATTGTAGCCGCCTTTTATGCTCAACACGCCTTTACTGGTGGAACCAAGTGAAAAAATTACTAATAGCAGTACTACTATTATCGGGGTGTGGTATGCTCCCTAGCTTTTATGATGATAATGAGTCAATGCTTGCAGTAAATGTTCGCTACGAAGTGGATCGCTTAGACTGTGATAGTCCACGAGTACTTAGAATTAAAGGAAGTGTAGATAAGCTATACTTCTTTACACAGAGTAAAGGATCTAATGATGTCCTTAAATTAGTTCAGCTTATGAAAAAGACAACTGATCCAATGCCTGAAGTTATGTCAACTTACTTCTGTAATATTAAGAAAAGTATACTAGAAAAGCAAAGCAGAGATATTGCTGATGCGATTATGAGGAGATACTAATGCTCGAACTATCAGATCTAATTAATAGTGACAACAAGGAAATATCGTTCAAAGCTCAAGCCCTTATAGAAGTAGAGCAAGGCTTAAAGCGAAACCTTATATCTAAATCAGAAGCCAAAGAGCTACTAGAAGATATTGAGCGCACGACTGAAATTAAAGAAGGAGCAAGCGATATAGTGCTCAAAAGCCTACTGTTATCAAGTGTAGCAGTCTTAATGGAGTTAGTATGAATATTTATGAAAAACGAGGTAGATGGTGTTACAATGACTCTGCGGGTAACATACATAAGTTTGTAACCGAAGCAGCAGCTAGGAAAGCTGCAGGAATCTGTGAGTGCAAAGATTGTAAGTGCGATCCGTGCGAGTGCGTTGTCTCGCCTGTTTCTAAAAGTTTAGATCAAGTAAATGCCCAGTTTTCCGGCACATTAAAGTCCTTAGGAGATAACCATGAAGAAGCCTAAAAGAAAACTGCCTAAAAGAGGCCAGCGAACCGCAACTAATCGCAGACGAAGAGCAAAGAAATGAATAACTACGATGAGCACGTAAAAGAACTTAACGACAACTGGACTTATAAATACGACATAGACCAGTACGCAAAGAAAGAGTGCTGGAAGATAATGCACTCTGCTCCATATTTAGGAGATTGTGAAGACTACTCTTTAACTCTACTGTTTAATATATGCGATAAGTCTTACTTTAAGTTTTGGTGGAGTCTCATTACTCGTAAAGCAAAAATAGACCATGTAGGTGTTTATGGAAACGGTCATGCTGTTCTAAGGTATGAAGGTAGACATATTGATAATATACAAAGAAAATGGTGTACCAAAAAAGATCTAGAGTCTAAAGGATATAACTTCAGTAAAAGCTGGCTCTTATACGGACCTTATGGGGTTGCAGTAAAATTATTACATGGTAAAATAAAATGGCAGTCGAAATAAGCAGGAGAGATATTCTTTCCGATAAGATATACGATTTACAATCTGAGACAAGGTTTCTTAAACTCCCAGTCGATCCCTATTTGGAATTGTTGGGAATCACAGCACTACCTTCGCAGATGGCAATTATTAATGCGATTAACAGTCCTAAGTACCGTTTTGTTGTTGCCGCCGTCTCCCGGCGACAGGGCAAGACATACATAGCGAACATTATTGGACAACTAGTCTCCCTAGTTCCCGGCTCCAATATTCTTATTATGTCACCCAACTATGCCTTGTCTCAGATTTCTTTTGATCTTCAAAGGAATCTGATTAAGCATTTTGACTTAGAAGTAACGAAAGATAACGCAAAAGATAAAGTTATCGAAATCTCCAACGGTTCTACTATTCGCATGGGTTCTGTCAATCAGGTAGACTCTACAGTAGGCCGAAGCTATGACCTAATTATCTTCGACGAAGCCGCACTAGCAGACGGAAAGGATGCTTTCAACGTAGCACTTCGTCCTACTCTAGATAAAGAAAACTCAAAAGCATTATTCATTTCTACACCACGGGGTCGCAACAACTGGTTCTCTGAGTTCTTCTATCGTGGGTTCTCAGATGAGTTTCCAGAATGGGCTTCTATACGAGCTACTTATAAAGACAATCCTCGAATGTCAGAGAGTGATATTAAAGAAGCTCGTAAGTCTATGTCCGAAGCTGAGTTTAGACAAGAGTATGAAGCTGACTTTAATACTTATGAAGGGCAAATATGGAAGTTTGACTTTGAGAAATGCGTACAAGATTTATCACAATTCGACACCAGCAAAATGGATGTGTTCGCAGGAATGGACGTTGGTTATAAAGACCCAACAGCTTTCTGTGTTATAGCCTATGACTGGGATACTGAAACGTTCTACTTAGTAGACGAGTATTTAAATGCAGAGAGGACCACTGAACAACATGCGAAGGAGATCCAGAAACTTATTGATCGTTGGGATATTGATTACATTTATATTGATTCAGCTGCTCAACAAACAAGGTTCGATTTCGCGCAGAACTATGGAATCTCAACTATTAACGCGAAGAAGTCTGTCCTCGATGGAATTGGTCATGTTGCCAGTATCATTGATAACGGTAAACTTGTTATTGATCAAGAAGCCAAAGAATCCCTCATCTGTGTAGACTCCTATCAATGGGATCCAAACCCAAACTTAGCTCGTGAAAAACCGAGACATAACATGGCTTCGCACATGGCAGACGCACTTCGGTACGCATTATATTCATTCATAACCTCGAATATAACCTTCTGATGATACCTGTGCAAAAATAGTTATTGACAAGACACCCTAAAGCCGATATAATTCTTCTAATGAAAAATCAGGAACCCAAAAGCAAATGCCTAAGCTAAAACGTGATGTTGTAAAGTATGTACGCGACAAGGCAAAGTCTAGGTATAAGAAAGGTTCCTCTTGCGAGATTTGTAGTGAAACTGAACAGCTTGACTTTCACCACTACTATAGTTTAACGCCCTTGCTTAACCAATGGCTTGCAAAGAATAAACATAACCCTGAGTACATACAGTCGCTTCGGGATGATTTTATAGAAGAACACTCTGCCGAGCTTTACGATGATACTGTGACTCTATGTCATACACACCACTTAAAGTTGCATTCAATTTATGGTAAAGATCCTGCGCTAGGAACTGCAAAGAAGCAAATGCGTTGGGTAGAGATTCAAAGAGAAAAACATGGCTTGGTATAATAATTTATTTGGTACAACCGAAAAGCTGAATCCGGCTCAATTTCATGACGTCGCCACTAAGGAAAGCTCACGAGAGCACACCCTTAGTTATGAGCGCGCCTATGAAGAACTAGAAATTGTAAACCGTGGCGTAAACATGATTGTAGACGACGTGGCTGAGATACCTACTCTTGTTAAACCTCATACTAATACTAAAGGCGTTATTAAAGGCATTAAACGAGTTAAAGTAGAGACTCTACTTAATCGAGAGCCTAACCCTTATCAAGATATTAACTCTTTCCGTAGAAACCTAATTACAGACTTTCTTATTGACGGCAATATATTTATCTACTATGATGGTGCTCATATGTATCATCTACCTGCCGATAAAGTAACAGTACATGCAGACGAGAAAACTTTTATATCTCACTACTCGTTACTAGATGTAGACTTTACTGTTGATGAAATTATTCATGTTAAAGAGAATTCTTTCCACTCTATCTATCGTGGAGTTCCACGTTTAAGTCCTGCAGCTCGTACAATGAATCTTATGTCATCTATGCGTAAGTTTCAGGATAACTTCTTTAAGAACGGCGCTGTCCCAGGTCTTGTACTCAAGTCACCAAACACTCTTTCTGATAAGATTAAAGATCGTATGATCCTAGCTTGGCAACAGCGATATAGACCTGATGCGGGCGGAAGACGACCTTTAATACTAGACGGAGGTATCGAAGTAGATGCTATTTCAAACGTAAGTTTTAAAGAGTTGGATTTTCAAAATGCGATTGCAGAAAATGAAAAGATTATTTTAAAGGCGTTAGGAGTACCTCCAATTCTTTTAGACTCTGGCAACAATGCTAATATTCGCCCGAATTTACGACTTTACTATTTGGAGACTATACTTCCTATCGTTAGAAAAATTAATTTTGCAATGACTCGAT